CAAGGCCACAGCAGAGAAGTATCAAATTCAACGCCTTGCAGACGGTGGTCATGTCTACCCATACTTTGATGCTGACGGCCACCACGTTGCAAACAAGATTCGCCTAGGAGGCCCTAAAGCCTTCATTTGGGAGGGTCCGGCTAATAAAGCCACCCTATTTGGTCAGCATCTCTTCCCCCCTGGTTCTGCTAAGTACATTACGCTTGTCGAAGGTGAACTCGACGCGGCTGCTGCCTATGAAATGACAGGTAGTCGGTGGCCCGTGGTGTCCGTCCACAGCGCAGGTCAAGCACGCCGAAACGTCGCAGACAACTTCGAGTACCTGAATAGTTTTGACACCATTGTGATCTGCTTTGATGCAGATACTGCAAAAGTCAATCCTACTACAGGTGAAACGACGTATCCGGGTCAAGACGCAGCTCGAACTGTGGCCGGTATGTTTGACATTGGCAAAGTCAAAATTGTGTCTCTCAAAGACCATAAAGACGCCAATGAATACCACATGGCCGGCAAAGCCAAAGAGTTTCAACAAGAGTGGTGGAATGCCCCTACGTATACACCTACCGGCATTAAACTCGGTAAGGATATGTGGGATGAAATCAGCACCCCTCGTAACTACGAAACTTGTCTTTATCCGTGGGCAAGTCTAAACGCTAAAACGTACGGCATCCGTCTGTCCGAGTTGGTAATTCTTACTGCGGATACAGGTATTGGTAAGACATCAATCCTTAAGGAGATTGAATACTTTGTTCTTCAAAACACAGAACGAGGTGTCGGCTTTCTCCATTTGGAAGAACCCAACTCCGATACCGCCTTGGGTCTTATGTCTATTGCTGCTGATAAGCCTTTGCATCTGCCGGATGTACGGGAACACGTAAGCAAAGATGAGCTTCGACAGTACTACGACAATATCGTCAACACCGAACGAGTCGTTATCTGGGATCACTTTGGGTCGAACGACATCCAAGAAGTGCTCCAAAAAATCCGACACATGCACAACCTCGGGTGTAAGTACATTGTACTTGACCACCTAAGTATTGTTGTATCGGACCAGTCCGGTGACGAACGAAAACAACTTGACGAGATTAGTACTAAGCTCAAAACCCTCTGTATGGAGCTAAATATTGCAGTTATTGCAGTTATCCATCAAAACCGTCAAGGAATGATTCGTGGTACAGCAGGCGTTGAGCAGCTTGCTAACATCGTAATCAAAGCTTATCGTGACAAAACAGAAGCCGATGAGTGGCGTCGTAATGTCACTAAGCTAGTCGTCGAAAAAAACAGGTTCAGCGGTATGACCGGACCCGCCTGTTACCTTTATTATGAACCCCACACTGGTCGTCTAAAGGAATTGACAGATGAAGAAGTACGCGCCTTTGAAGCGGGCCAAACCTTGGCAGGCGAAGAAGCCCCTTGGTGAGCCCCTAGTTAAGAGCGACGGAGACAAGTATCAATGGTACGAAGAAGGGTGGACGGCTGCCAAAAAGGGTGGCCGTCGCCATGACAATCCGTACCTACACAACTCTGAGGCATACGAATGGTGGCGTGTGGGCTTCCTTGACATGTTTTGGGGAACCGAGTTTGGTGAAAATTTGTATCAGGTAGACGATCCACGTGAGTTCCATTCTAACCCCGACTAAAAAACACTGGATTATTGACATCGAAACGGACGACCTCAAGGCAACCCGTATTTGGTGTATTGTCGTTGAGAATGCCGTTACCGATGAAGAAATCGTATTTACACCTGACACTATCAATCGCTTTCCTGATTGGTACGCTGCTCATCGTGATGATTACCTTGTAGGTCACAATGCTTGTAGCTTTGATGTACCTACGCTCAATCGTCTTCTTAACCTTAGTATCCCCCTTGATCGTGTTGTCGATACTCTGGTCTTGTCTTATCTATACGATCCAAGGATGGTGGGAGGACACAGCCTAGAAGCTTGGGGTGAACGCTTTAAATACCCCAAGATCGACTTCCACGACTTCGCAGCTTTCAGCGATGAAATGCTCACGTACTGTAAGCAAGACGTAAAGCTCACTAAACGCCTTTATGCTCGTCTTACTGAACGTATGCGTAAGCGGGGTTTCTCTGAAAAGTCGGCTGAAATTGAACATAAGATCAGAGTTGTAGTCAACAAACAACAAACCAATGGGTTCTTCTTTGATACCGGATCAGCTAAGCTATTGCGTTCAGAACTTGATGCAAAGCGAAGCAGCCTTGAAATACCTATTAGAGAACTTTTCCCTCCAACTCTTGATGTCGTCGGAACGTACAAATACCGACTTACAAAAAGTGGAACGCCTCATGCAGTCTATCTCAAACACCTTGACAAATTTCCAAAGATTGAACACAACGTAGAAAACGGTACGTACGACGTATACGACTGGGTCGAATTTAATATTGGAAGCCCAGTTCAACGTGTTCGAAAACTTTTAAGCCTTGGTTGGGTACCCCAAAAGTTTACCGACAAAGGTAATCCGCAGGTGGACGAAGAAAGCCTTCTTGACTTCTACAACAAGTCCGGCCAAGACGAAATTAAAGCCATTGCGGACTGGCTTGTCTTGAATGGTCGTATTAGTATGATCGACACTTGGCTCGGTTGTGTCCAAGACGATCAACGAATCCATGGTCGTGTTTTCACCTGTGGGGCCGGCCCCCGCCGTATGACTCATAACACCCCAAACACGGCAAACATTCCCAAAGCATCAAAAAAGGTTCCCTATGGCTACGAATGTCGGTCTCTTTGGACTGTCCCGTCAGGGAGACGTCTGGTTGGTTACGACGCCAAGTCTCTTGAAATGCGGATGTTCGCTCATTACTTGGGTGACGAAGAAACAGCCAAATTCTACATTTACGGCGACCCGCACCAAGTCAATGCTGATCTCCTTGGCATCGAACGGGACCCAGCCAAGAACGTCTTCTACGCTTTCCTTTATGGTGCCGCTGATCCGAAACTCGGTTGGACTGGAAATACAAGTCTGGTATCCAAGCGAGAACAAAAAGCCTTCGGCAAACAAATCAGGCAACAGCTTGTCAGTAAGACTCCCGGCCTAGACCGTCTTGTAAAAATGGTTCAGGCAGAAGGTGTCTTCATTCAATGTATCGACGGAGGTTATGTAAGGTGCGAACCTGAACACGCCCGAATTAATTACAAACTGCAAAGTGCTGGCGCCATTGTCATGAAACTAGCCAGTATCTTTATCGACCAACGAATCCAAGAAAGAGGCTTTGATGCCCTAAAGGTAGGTGATATTCATGACGAAGGACAACTTGACGTGGCTGAGCGAGACGCCGACGAAGTCGGAAAGCTTTGTGTCCAGGCCATACGGGACGCCGGAGAAGAGCTCAACTTCACAGTCCCACTCGACGGAGACTACAAAGTCGGCAAATCGTGGGCAGAGACGCACTAAGTTTAATGTTGACAGCATTAAATAAGTATAGTATAATACTACAATGATGTCTCATGGAGTGTTATATGCATATCAATTTTCATACAGGATTATCAACTGAATTACTAGCAGCATCATACTTTTCAGATAAAGGTTTTGCTATTTTTTGGCCTATGGCAACACAAAGTCGATGTGATTTTGTTATCGAAAAAGATGGGTACTTTCAGAAAGTACAGGTTAAGAAAGCGACTTGGGGTAAAGTAGGGAATAACTCTTACCTTCAGTGCCGTCTTAAGAATAAGAACAAATATTCTAAATGGTACGAAGAGGGGGACTACGACCTAATTGTTTTTATCTCAGATGAAAAGGAAATTTGGATTGCTCAATTTGAAGAAGTCAACAATCTTGTATCCGTCTGCCTTAAAGGGACAAAAGAAGGATACAAACCCCGATCTAAATTATACGACCCAGAAACGTGGAAAGTTAATTAAACGTGCACTTCAAAGTGACATTGACGGAGATAAACTATAATGGAACTTTTTATTGCAGCCTTTTTGTGGGGTTCGTAGTTGCTTTTCTAGTGGATTCCTTCCTGCGCATCTAAAGATATTTTAGCACGGATTTTCAAAATGTCAAGTGAATTTGAAGACAAACTTACAATTCGTAATGGATTTCCAATTGGTAATCGACCAGATCGAAATTCAGCAACCCCGGACCTAGACAATGATATTCAGTTCTGGCGAGAAGTAGGACACGATTACGCCGGCGGGCTTAGTGTTGCCTTCGATGTCTTTTACGATGCCGGTTTAAACTCTGGCAAACATCCCCGAGTAGCATGTCAAAATGCTCTTGATTTTGTCGGTATCCAATACCGCGAAGACGTATTTATTTATGAATAAATTTGAATATGACGTTCTTCGAATTCTAAATGGTGAAGACGTCCCAGGGTGGTCGTGGGGCGCGGCCATGGCTGCTTGTTGTGAGTGGTTGAAAGCAAATGGCTACGCTCAAAACATGTATGAAATAACAGACAAAGGACGTCAATTTTTGCTTGACAACCCGGTGTTTTCGGGTTAAACTATAAGAACGTTGGGAAAACAACGCACTTAGTAACTCAAGGAGTATAGTACAGTATGCCTATGATTCGTGGCCCGGTTGCTTGGGCAAAGCTCGGTAAACCTCAACCCGGTTATAACAAGAACGAACTTGAATGGTCGTTTGAACTGGGACTTGACAAGAAGACCGCAGCTAAATTTCGTGAGCTCGGTGTTGGTGAATACATCAAGCCTGCGGTAAATCCCAAGTCCGGTAAGGAACACGTTCTTGGTACCGACTATGTCAAGTTTAGTCGTAAAGCCAAGAAGGCAGACGGCACAGATGCGCAACCTATTCGCATTGTTGATGCCAAGGGTGAGGACTGGCCGACCGGTAAACGTATCGGTAATGGTTCCATCCTAAACGTTAAGTTCGCACTTAACGAAAAGAAGTCGGGCGGCCTAAAGCCCGGTGTGCTGGCCGTACAGGTCTGGGAACTAGTCGAATTCGAAGGTGAAGACGACTTCCCTGTCCGCGAAGACGGCAGCGAGGATTGGTCCGACGAAGACTAATCATTAAGGGCGTGTCATGGTATCGGTGACACTTGTAAGCGCAGCGGATGGGTGGGGCGGCTTACATTACTTTCCAAGGAAACACAGTGAAACGATTTAAAGTAAAATTCATTCAATACGTCGAAGGCGAAGAAACCGCCGAAGCCATTGTTGAAGCAGAAACACAGGAAGAAGCCCTTAAAAAGGTTGAAGCCCGTGACTTTACTATGTACGTCGTAGTGAAGCAAAACTGCGAACGTTCAATTTTTGATGAATACATTCTGGGGTGCGATGAAATCAATTGATGATCTGGTTCAAGACATTTATGCTCTTTTTGAACAGCCACATGAATGTAATGAAGACAATGTTCGCCAATTTGCAGAAAGCCTTGCTAACGTGGTGCGTAGTCGTCTGGCTGAGGATCGAGACAATCAAGCTCCAACTCTCCGAGTTTCTAACATCGGGAAACCGGATCGACAACAATGGTACGACCACAACGGCGGTGAGCGTGAAAAGCTTCCACCGTGGGCTCGAATCAAGTTCCTCTATGGCGACATCATCGAAGCAACCATGCTCTTCCTCGCCAAAGAAGCGGGGCATCAAGTCGACAGCGAGCAAGTTGAAGTCGAAATCAACGGCGTAATTGGACACAACGACGCAGTTATTGATGGACACGTAGTAGACGTTAAATCAGCAAGTACGTACGCATTTCAAAAGTTCAAAAACGGAACACTAAGCGAGGACGACCCATTTGGTTATATGGATCAGCTTGCTGGTTATAGTCTTGGCCTTGGCGGTCTTCCCGGAGCTTTTCTGGCGGTAGACAAAACCCTTGGTCATGTAGCCCTTATGAAGGTACCACTTGATGAGCTACAAGCTCTCAACATTCCCGATAGGATCGAACATATCCGTGCAGTTATCAACAGTCCTGAGCCGCCAGAGCGGTGTTACGAAACTGTGCCGGATGGCAAGTCTGGTAATGAAAAGCTTGCCGTGGGTTGCAATTATTGCAGCCATAAGTTTACTTGCTGGGCTGACGCTAATGATGGTCTTGGACTACGTACCTTCATTTATGCAGACGGGCCACGGCACTTGACAAATGTAGTCAAGGAACCTCAAGTTATGGAAGTGACCTTTTAATGGATAATATTGTAGACCTCTCCGCACGGCGCGAAGAAAAAACACCCGCTTATTACAACTATAAGGTTGTCATTAAGATTGACGGCGGTGACACAGCAACTCTGACCGACTACGGTTACCTTGTCCCATATGGACCTATCCTTGGTATTTGCCGGGGTCCGGAAGGCAAGGGTGAATTTAGTACCCTAATTAACCTAGCTGACCTACTCTATGTTCAAGCAGAGGGTAAAGTCGAAACGGTTAACTAATGCGCTCAGGTTTTGAGCGTACCGTCGCAGCCTGGCTAAAGCGAAAAAAGGTTAAGTTCGAATACGAGACAATGAAAATCCCGTATACGATTAATCATACCTACAACCCCGATTTTATTCTGTCTAATGGAGTAATCATCGAGGTTAAAGGTCGCTTTATGCCGGGCGACATCCCAAAAATGCGAGCAGTTAAGGCTCAACACCCTGAGCTTGACATTCGATTTGTCTTTATGGACGCACATAAGCGTATTTCAGGGCAAAAACAAACTCACGCACAATGGGCAGAGCGACACGGTTTTCCGTGGGCAGACAAAGAAATCCCAGAAGAATGGTTAAAGTAAGTGGGTAAAACACATTTGGTCATCCCGGATAGCCACGCACACCCGGATTTCAACAATGAACGGTACACTTGGCTCGGAAAGCTGATCCACGACACTAAGCCCGATGTTGTTGTTGATATCGGCGATTGGTTCGACATGCCCAGTCTCTGTTCTTATGATCGTGGCACAAAGTCTTTTGAAGGTCGCTCATATAAGCGAGATATCGAAGCCGGTGTCGACGCTCAAGATCGAATGTTCCACGAAGTCCGAAAACACAAAAAGAAGCTCCCGCGTTTCGTTCGGACATTGGGAAATCACGAAAACCGGGTCAACAGAGCAGTTGAGCTTGATCGTGTATTGGAAGGGACTATCAGTACTAAAGATTTTCAGTCCAACGAATACGGATTTGAAGAATATCCCTTCCTTGAGCCGGTCGACATTGACGGAGTAGACTATGCTCATTACTTTGTTACTGGTGTTAGTGGGCGTCCTATTGGTGGCGAACATCCTGCATACAGTCTTCTCACCAAACGATTCCGTAGCTCAACCTGTGGTCACGTTCATACTTTTGATTACTGCATTCGCGCTAGCGGTGAACGTAAACTCCATGGCTGTGTGGTAGGTGTATACCAAGACTATCACGCAGATTACGCTGGACCGGCCAACAAAATCTGGAATCCCGGTGTTGTTTTTTGCCATGACGTCGAGAATGGCCAATACGACATCGAGCATGTAAGTCTTAAGAGAATCAAAGAAGCATATGCTGACAAATGAAGACAGGGAGATGATCAAAGATATCTATGACATTTACGACCTAGTGGAAATCCTTGATGTTTCAATCGAGGAATTCATTGATGCCTTTGACTATAAAATCTCCGAAAATGAAACAATCCGAGAACGAATCAGCACTTGACGTTCAAGTTGGTGGCGGACACTACAAACAGTTCGCCATTCAACCCATTGAGTTTATCACAAAAAATCAAATCCCGTTTATCGAAGGCAACATCATTAAGTATGCATCACGCCATCGAGAGAAGAACGGTATTGAAGATCTACGAAAAATCATCCACTATACAAAACTTCTAATGGAACTGGAATATGGGGAAAGGTCTTAGTAGGTACGACAATAAAGAAAAACGAAAGGTCCGTCGGCGTAACCACATTGCGCGGGACCTTTTGTCGTCCAAACAGTACCGAGAAAAGTCAATTAAGCGTATCAGACAAGAGGATGAAGATGAACGACGCTATCGACGCTACGGTGAATGGTCCGGCTCTGTGGTCGGAGATTCTGAATAAAATCCCACGAAGTGCACTTTCCTTTGTAAGTTTCACTACTCCTTCTCGTCTACCGACTCCAATTATCGCTGGGGGCGCCGTTCGAGACTATCTTTGGGGCAAAGAGCCGAAAGATATTGATGTGTTTGTAAACTGGAGTCAACACGGTCTTGAAAAAGCTTTTGGTCAAGACCTCTATACGGATGACTTTAACCCAGAGTATGTAAATGACCCAGATTTAGGTTTTGACGAGCTGGGTTGGATTGACTATGTAGGTTCGGTTGAATACAAGGGTTTCAACGTTCAGTTTGTTTTTGTCAAAAATCCGATTAAACATGTAAAGACCTTTGATCTATCATCATCGTACGCTATTTACGACGGTAAGTCGATTAAGACTTTTGCCCCGTTTGATTGGACAACTGAACATAAAAAACTTTTCTGTGTGAAGCCCGGTTTGAAAACCCTTTACCGGACTAACCGACTTCTTGAAAAATACCCGGAGCTAGAACTCGTTTGAACGAATATCAAAAATTTATCCATACTAGTCGTTATGCCCGTTGGCTCGAAGACAAAAACCGCCGAGAGACATGGACTGAAACTGTAACTCGATACGTTGATAACATTGTAGCCGGCAAGGTGTCAGCAGAAGATTACACTGATATCCACAACGCTATTCACCGTCTTGAAGTCATGCCGTCCATGCGTGCTCTAATGACTGCTGGGCCGGCTCTTGATCGAGACAACGTCGCTGGGTATAATTGTAGTTATCTCCCTATTGACAGTATCGAAGCCTTCGACGAAGCCATGTACATTCTTATGTGTGGCACCGGTGTTGGCTTTAGTGTAGAAGAACAATATGTCAGCCAACTCCCAGTTATTTCTCCAAATCACGAAAATGTTGATAAAGTTATCAACGTCGAAGATTCAAAAGGCGGATGGGCAAGCGCGCTCCGTGATCTCATCTCTTGCCTCTATCAAGGGTTGATCCCGTCTATTGACACAAGCCGAGTTCGACCTGCTGGAGCCCGACTTAAAACATTTGGAGGACGAGCTAGCGGTCCTGAGCCGCTCATTACACTCTTCGACTTCACTATTGATGTCTTTAAGAGAGCAGCTGGACGTCGACTGACCTCTCTTGAGTGTCATGACATCATGTGCAAGATCGGTGAAGTCGTTGTTGTTGGCGGTGTCCGTCGATCTGCAATGATTAGTCTGTCCGATCTACGGGACACAAGGATGCGAGATGCAAAACATGGAAACTGGTGGGAACAAAATGCCCAGCGAGCTCTGTCTAATAACAGTGCTGTGTACACCGAACGACCCGATGTTGGACCATTTCTCCAAGAATGGACCTCTCTATATGAGTCCCGCAGCGGAGAACGCGGTATATTCAATCGCTCGGCAAGCCAGCGTCAAGCCGGACGTAATGGACGCAGAGATTCGTCTTGGGATTTCGGAACTAACCCGTGTAGTGAAATCATCCTACGACCGTACCAATTTTGCAATCTTACAGAGGTCGTGGTACGATCAGGCGACAGTCGAGATACGCTACGTCGAAAAGTCCGAATCGCTACGATTTTGGGTACACTCCAGTCCCTTCTCACCGATTTCCAGTACCTACGACCCACTTGGCGGAAAAACACAGAAGAGGAGCGACTACTAGGTGTCAGTCTCACAGGTCTTCTCGACCATCCAACGTTGGCTAAAGACAAAGCCCTCCAAGAAGAACTACGATCATATGCCGTCGAAGTTAACGCTGAGTATGCTACCAAGCTGGGTATTAATCCTTCTGCTGCTATCACCTGTGTTAAGCCTAGCGGCACTGTTAGCCAGCTTGTGGACGCTGCAAGTGGTATCCATCCTCGTTGGTCTCAGTTCTATCTAAGGGCCGTACGCGGAGATAACAAAGACCCACTAACCCAATTTATGATTGACAGTGGATTCCCATATGAACCTGACTTCTACAAACCTGATTCTACTACTGTCTTCTACTTCCCTCAAAAGGCCCCAGATGGCGCACTGGTTCGACGTGATTTGTCGGCCATCGAACACCTTGAAATCTGGAAGACCGTACAAGAGGCTTGGTGTGAGCATAAGCCGTCCATCACGGTCAATGTGAAAGAGTCGGAGTGGGTCGATGTAGCCGCTTGGGTGTACGAAAACTTCGACGCTTTGAGTGGTGTTGCATTCCTTCCAATGGATGAACACACGTACCAACAGGCTCCGTATCAAGAAATCGCGGAAGAAGAATACAATAATTGGGTACAAAAAATGCCCAAAGATGTAGACTTCTCTGGGCTTCAAGCGTATGAATATGAAGACACCACTGTAGGTAGTCAAGAGCTAGCGTGTACAGGATCGGTGTGCGAAATTGTTGATATTGGAACTAAAGGATGAACGTCTTAAACTATTGACATAAAAAATGCCCCACTCGGTGTCACAACTGAGTGGGGCATTTTTTTTTATTTAACCCAAGACGGTACTGGTTGTTCCGTCGTTTTTGTTTTAAGGACTTGTCCACCCATCGACGTAGCGATACCCTGTGATTTCTCATAAGTCCGCATACCGGCAATACCAAGCATTGCAAGAACAATTGGGAAAATTGATTCTGGAGACAAAGCAGGAAGAAGGATAGCCTTTTCAAAGAAAAATTGAGCTAACCATTGAAGAAGTGGAGCGACCATCCAGGTATAAGCAAGGGCAAAGCCGCTTGTCCAACCGATAAACGGACGCCAACCTGCGACAAAGATATTGCTGTGCTTGGCCTCTTCTTTGTTAATCTCAATTTGACCGAGAAGAAGATCGGTTTCTCGTTGATCAGCACGATCCGCCAGTTCAGCAAACTTTAGTTCAACCTCTGCACGTTTATCTGCGTCGGGAATAAACTCTCGAACCGTGTTGCCGATTTCACGGATAACGTCACCAAAGATATTCATTTCTTGCGCCTTGTTCTGTCTGTATATTTAACAGCCCGTTCGTACGTTGATCCGGACCCAGCTTGAAGATACATCGCACGCCTTACCGGGTCGGCTGGCTTAGGCCAAACTCGATCTACGTATTTCTGAGCCCGAGCGTACGGAGTCCCAGCGCGCCTGTCTTCAATTCTGCCACTTCTGCGGCCACCTTTCCATTTCATCCTCTGAAATTCATACCTCTCTCAAATTTTTCCCGGACCTTTTTGGCGGCTTCGTATTTAGTCACGATGCCGTCTTTATTTGTGTCCAGTCCGGCGTTTTGTCGATATGCGACACCACCTGTAAACAATGGAAACGTTGCCGGCTTACCAATAGCTCGTGGCCATAGGATTGCCATATAAACGTCTTCAAGCGTTTTAAGACGTCCCTTGTATGGTAGGAAATACCGATAGACATATTTGATTTGGTCTTCCGGTGTCATTTTGGCAAGTGCTGTTACCGACGTACCAAGGTCTTTTGCTGTCTTGGGCATAAACTGAATAAGACCAGTAGCGCCCGACCCAGCAGCATTTTTGATACTTGCACTGAATGTTTCAGCGGACTCAAAAGCGATACAGGCCATCAGATAGTTGGGGTCCACTTCGATTTCATTTGCTGTCCACAGGATGCGATCCTTAAAGACAGGTGAAACCTTAGCGCCCCAAGCGATTTGGATGTCGGTGTCAGCAACGTCGGTCTTTTGAAGTTCAGCGATTGCAAGCTGTAGGTATTCAATTACTTTTTGTTTGTCCATTAAGTTACCGTAAATGTCCCGCTTGAAGTGAAGGTATGGAATAGCGATGGCGGCC